CAGGTGCATCTGGATCTAAATAATTATTTGTTAACAATGCTTTGATAGTGGCCGCAGTATTTCCTGTTGCGCCGCTTGTGCCGTATCTAGCATCTGCGAATAACACGCCTTCTTCAGTTTGTTGATCAGTTTTATCTACTAATTTCCATTCTAAATCTGCTACGGCATCCCAGCGATAGATAGTTGGGAAATTTTCTAGATCAGCTGTGCTGATCCAAAGGTCGCCGTTAACTAATGGTGTGCCATCGCTTTGAGTAGTAGGCTCAGTAGCGCCTACTTGAGGACCATTAGGATCTGAATTAGGATATGCTGTTGCATCTCTATATCCAACCCAAGTTGTACCGTTGTGATACATCATATCAGCATCGCCGAAATCTGGATTATACCATAGTCTTCCGTCTTCTGGTTCATCTAATGGTGCATCACCGCTGGCTGCAAAATCTTCAGCTGCTAATGGTTCCCAATTAGAAGCTACGTATTCTTCAACTGCATCGTCTGGCAATGCATAGAAATTAGCTGTACCTGCGCCTGTATCTAGATTATAGTCAGCAAATAGTAATGCGATTGGAGTTCCGCTGCCGTCAGTAAATCTGATCTCACCGCCTTTCTTGTGAACTATTTTTAGTTCATTTTCAGCAGTTACGCTGGCTTCGACGAGATTTGTAATTTGATCACCGTTGGAATCTACACCAAAATCTGCACCATTGATAGCAGTAGCAATTAGTTCAACGTCTGTGGCATCTGCTGTAGCGGTAAACGAAACTGCGACAGAATCTAGTGTAAGACTTCCTGTACGAGATTGTTTCATTGTAAAGCTCTTGCTGCCAGAACTAAATGTTGCGTCGGTAATTACTTCGGAAACAATTTCTGTATTTCCTGTGGCTTTTCTATGGAACACTCTAAATTTAGCCACTGCTGGAGTAGCCGCTGTAGAAGTTTCGTCACTGTTGAATTGTACATAGACATCGTCTTTGGCTAAATTAACACCGCCGCCTGATCTATCTAGATAATAAAGTGCTGCATGACCTGTAGCGTAAAGTGGTGCTGAAATGGCTTGCCACGTTTTAGTTGCAGAGCTCCAACGTTTTACTCTCCAACGTGCTCCGTTAGCCGGCTCAGTGGTCTTGATCCAAGCAGAACCGCTTGGTCTTGGTTCGTCGCTGGCTGTTTTCCATTGAGGAACTGTTGTGTGTGGACTAATTTGAAGTCTTGGAGGATAATACTCTTTGGCACTGTATCCTAGTGCAGTTAATAGAGCAGATCCGCCTGTGCCGGCTTGGATTTCTATGACACCGGTCTGACTTGAATCACCACCTGTATCAAATGTTGCCGAGCCGTCTGAATATATGTAAAGTGCTGAACCAACTCTCTTGGCGCTGATACCTTGTCCGTAAAAAGCAGGATCTGTGTTAATAGTATTGGCTGTTGCTGTTAGCTTGGCATTAGTATTTGCGCCTGCGCCAATTGCTACAAAATTGCCGTTGATAAAAAAAGTTTGACCAGTAGTTAATGTAGTATTAACTGCTGTGCCGGAAACAGTAGCCCAGCTGGCTTTCCATTCTGGACTGCCGACTAGCACCCAGTCGCCTGCTGCGATTAGTGTGTTGCCTGAGTATGTGCCGCCTGGCGACTTATACCAAATTCTTGCTGGTTCTTTATCACCGAAACTACCTACAGATTTTGTTGTATATGTACCATCGTCGCCGATGGTCTCAAACACTACAGCATAATCTCCTATTGCACCAACTGATGACTTAGGTCCATTGCTGTCAATTTGATCAACTTCGTCATTGGTAAACACTAAAGGTACTTTGTTTGTAAACTTTTGACCGCCTGTCACTGTTGCGGCCGCGCCGTTCCATTCTTGGATACCCCAGGTAGTTGCTTGAGTATCTACCCACCATTTTCCATCTGCTGGTTCTGCTCCCGGGGCTGCTGATGCACCTTCTAATTCGTCGAGATCGATATTGGCTCTTACAATGAACGCTGAATTCGAAGCTCCTAAGTAGCTGTATGCAGTAAGCAGTCCGTATTCGTTTCTCTCAGAGCCGTGTATTGGTGCAGAACTTGCTGTCTTTTCAAAGAAAGGTACACCAAAATTTTCAACTAGATCTCTCTGACTAGTTACTTTAAATGCTTTTCCTGCATTTGCTTGTGTTGTTGCAGCAGCGGTGGCTGTCCCAGCTGCATTTGATTTATTCTCGGCCGTCGCAATTACGATCAACGGAGTTGTGCCTGGTTCTGCAGGTGTGTAAAAACTCTCGTCGATAACTGTAACTTGTACGCCTGGTGATGTTAGTGCCATTCGAATATCTCCTGGGGTTAATCTTATGTCAAAGTATTTAGCACCTTTTTATAATTTTGGCCGGTTTGAGTCAGATAAAAAGGGGCAAAAAAGGTGTAAATATTTCTATGAGACCGTTATGTAAGTGTGGATATAGACCTCGAGCCGTTAACTATAAAAAAGACGGTAAAGTCTATTACCGAAGTCTGTGCGAGATATGCCTGTCCCACGGAGTATATCATGGTATCCCGAGGTGGTTTAGATCAGGCTATAAAATGAAGCAGCAATGTGAAAAGTGCGGTTTTAAATCACCGCACAGAGAAGTATTTAGAGTATTTCACATCGATGGCAATCTGGATAACTGCCGTTACAGCAATTTAAAAACTGTCTGTTGTAACTGTGCTCAGATCCTTGGCAAGGAGGGAATAACTTGGCGCCAGGGTGATCTCATTGCTGACAATTAATTTTGCCTGATTATATAGGTCATCTATAGTACCATTATTATCTATCAAATGGTCGAACTCTGTGCCGACCCAGGCCGTTTCGCTAGCGTGAATTTTACGCATCTTGAGTTCTTGGACTGCCCAATTATAACCTTGATTCGCAGCGATAGCAACATCATACCACTCGGGCAGATCTCCTCTTTGTACCCAAACAATTTGTCCGCCGGCATTGCGAATACTGACAATTTCGTTAGGGAACCGACAGTCGGAAATTACTACATGATCTTTACTATTGCGGAGTTTATTTTCTAAACTAGCGATCCAGATATCGTCGTGAAAACCTTTACGACAGACTTCTGTACCCCAATATTGTAGTACCCACCTAGGAGTCAGTGTAGGCATATCTAGACGTTCTGCCCACCACGGGTCTACTTGTTCTCGCCACTCTCGGGCCTCCTTAGTACGCCCTTCTAACAGCGTCCGGTCCCATCCAAACACCGCGCTTACAGCATCTTTGAGAGTGCTGGCAAATGACTCGCGTCTAAATTCGTGAAAGTTAACTAGATAGTCAGCGACTGTGTCTTTGCCGCTGCCAATAAATCCGCAAATACCTATGATCATAATGTCCTCCGATTAAAGACATTATAGCAGGTATACTCCGTTAAGGTCAACCGATGATAAATGTGTAGCCAGATCCGCCTGGAACTAACTTCATTAGATCGTCTACGAGTTTTTCCATTTCGGTTTGAGCTTCACCGATCAATGCTGTACCGTTAAGTTGTGTGCCACCCTGTGGTCCAGCTATCTGTCCAAACTTACTGCGGGCCTGGCCGAGCATCATTTTACAATTAGCCAATGAATAATCTTTGACCCATTGTCCGGCATATACGTCTTGTATTATAGTAGTATCCGGTTTGGTATTGTAAGCCTGAATCATTACACTTTCTTCTGTTCTAGGACGTTGATGTATTACTAATTTTCTGCTTTCAGGTTGCCACGTAAAATTAATAAAACTACCAAACATTTTTCCTACCAGTTCTTGATATCCTGAGAACAGTTCATAGGTTAATAGTCCGCCCATATTAGTTGAGCTCAATAGATATGTATTTGAATAGGCAAGATTGAATGGCTCGAACACTGTTCCACCTGTTCCCCCGCCTGTCCGGGAACCTACACTTCTACGGAAAATCTGTCTAATCTGTTGTATTTCTTGGGGTAAGGTATACTCGTTTACATCGGGTTGTAAGTTTAAAAATATGTACGATTCTTCTACAGAATTATCGCTACGTTGTCTAAAAACAGATAAAGCTCTGTTTAGCGCAGTTTCATAATGAATAGGATCTAACTCAACATCAACCATGCCGTCGCCTAGCATAGTTCTGCAGTAATCGTAGACACCTTGTTTGATCTGGTTAGTTTGGCTCATACAACTATTTATCGTAGCGGTAAATATAAGACTATGCCAAGACTCTCGCTTTATCGCCCAGAAAAGGGCAACGACTATAAGTTTATCGACAAAAATATCTGGGAAATGTTCCAGGTTGGCGGTACTGACGTTTTTGTTCACAAATACATAGGTCCAGGAACCCCGGCTGAAGATACTCCGACTACACCGGATTATGCTAATACCAGTGTGAGTAATATACAGGATTTGCTTTTTTTAGAAAATAGAGATAGAAAATACGATCCCGATATCTATGTCCTTAGAGGGGTCTATAATATACAAGACACTGATTTTAATCTTAGTCAGTTTGGATTATTTCTACAGAATGATACGATTTTTATAAGTT